GTGATAATAAAGAAGTTGTTACAGAAAATAGGTTTAATGATTTTAAAGCAATTACTATAGATGAAACCACAGAAAAAATTAATGTTGGAAAAGAAGAAAGAGAAGTTATTGATTACTCTTTATATGAAAAAGAAATAGAATTGTTAAAATTAAAGGCTTAAAGTTAAGTCTTTTTTATTTGAAAATATTAGAAGTGAGGTATAAATAATGAGCAAAATTATAAGAAGAATCCCAGAATTTAGAGCATTAAACAATGAAAAAGGACTTGTTGAACAAAGATGGGACTTAATGAATGAAATGGAAGGTATAATTAATAAGTCAAAGTCAGAAACAAGAACATTAACAGATGATGAAAATAAGAGATTTGAAGAAATTAAGGGGGAAATAAAGAAAATTGATAACACTTTAAAGGCAATTGAAGAAGAAAGGGCATTGCAAGATAAAAAGCCTACAGAAAAGCAAAAAGAACAAAGAGCTATTGATGAAGAAAACTTTTTAAAATTCATAAAAGGTGAAGAAAGAGCATTAGATGTTGCAAGTAATGGTGGAGTTATCCCAGTAAGTATTGCAAATAAGATAATTGAAAAAGTAAAAGAATTATCTCCAATTTATTCACTTGCAACAATTTATAACGTTGGTGGGGATTTAGTTTTCCCAGTATATGATGAATCTACACCTATTCAAGCAGCATATGTAGATGATATGACAGAATTAACAGAGCAAACAGGTAAATTCACAACTGTTAAATTGACTAATTTCATAGTTGGATGCTTAGCAAAAATATCAAAATCCCTAATGAATAGAACTGATTTTGATTTATTAAGTTTTGTTATAAGCAAAGTTGCACAAGCTATAGCAGAATTTTTAGAAAAAGAATGTTTAGTTGGAACAACATCTAAAATGACAGGAGTTTTAAGTGCTACACAGGGAATTACTGCAGCATCACAAACAGCTATTACAGCAGATGAATTAATAGACTTACAAGACAGTATCCCAGATGTATTCCAATCAAATGCTTGTTGGATAATGCATAAAGAAACTAGAAGAGCAATAAGAAAATTAAAAGATAATGATGGAAATTACTTATTAAACAAAGACATTACATCTCCATTTGGTTATTCTTTATTAGGAAAGCCAGTATATATATCTGAAAATTGTCCTAAAATGACTGCAAGCAATAAAGCTATAGTGTATGGAGATATGTCTGGGTTGTACGTTAAACTTGCACAAAACGTTGAATTACAAGTATTAAATGAGAAATATGCTACTCAGCACGCAGTTGCAGTGGTTGGTTACATAGAATGTGACTCTAAAATAGTTGAACCACAAAAACTTGCAGTTTTAACAATGGGGGCATAGAGGTGATATAAATGAAAATAAAGGCACTAGTTAGTTTTGCTGGTGCTTTGTCTATGTATGTAGGAGAAGAACGAGAAGTTGAAGACAATGAAGTAATTCAAGATTTAATTTCTTGTAATTACATAGAGGAAGTGAAGGCAACAAGAAAAAAGGTTGTGAAAGAAGATGAAAGTAAGTGAAATTACACTAGAAAATCTTAAAG